ATCTGGAATCGATTCGTCAGGCGTTGGGACATGCAACGTTGGTGACGACATCGCGGTATGTGGAGTCGGGCATGGCGCTGAAAAAGCCTGCCTGTGATTTTGTCCTATGACCCTCGAACAGATGCGGGAGGAGAAGCGGCTGCGAGATCTCGTTCGCGAGAGCAGCCGCTTGAACGCTAATTGGTGGACGAAAAAAGCGAACCGCCAGCGAGGAAAGAAACATGGGCTTGAGCGCTTTGCGGCGATGGAAGTCTACATTGCAACCCACGATTACATGAACTACATGTTCGAGCGGTACAGCCACCAAGAGATTATCTGCTTGCTCTGCGAGTGCAGGCTGATGGGAGGGAAGGTTAATGAGTGACGTGAGGGATCTGTTAGAAAATGCGTTGTCGGACAGTGCTCAGCGGGGCTACCTGATCTACCACTGGCGGAGGCGACTTCACGTAAATGGTAACGCTGAAGAAGAAATGTACTTAGACTCAGACCTTGACTCTGGGTCTGTTTCGCCCATCTACATCGACAAAATCCTTGCCAACTACACCGAACGCGAAATCATCACGATCCTCGCGGCTGCGAGACTGGAGGGCGTATGGACACCGGAGTAAGGGATATTTTGGTGAAGGCGCTGAATCAGAGCGCTGCGAAGTATAGGCTGCAAGGTGAGTGGCAGAAACATTTCCCCAAGGCTTGGGACACTAGAGTTTACAGTTATGGTACCCGCCATGGAATGATTGACATCACGGTGTCTCCTGCGCTTTTAAATTGCATTGAAAGTCTCTACACTCCCGCCGAAATCCTCTCCATCCTCGCCGTCGCACGTTTTGAAGGTATCTGGAGTCCAGAATGAGCGAAAAACGAATCACGTTCCGAATCAGCGAAGAACTCTACGCGCAGATCGAGGAGCACGTTGCAGCGGTGAAAGCGAAGGACCCAACATACACGAAAAACGAATTCTGCAAGATGGCGCTCGGCGAGATGAGCAATCCGAATCACACGATTCTTGTCGATGGGAAATGGGTACAGATTGGGATGAGCGCCTGGATGGATCGGGCGCGGAAGGCAAAAGGGAGATGCCAGCAATAAAGGCTCAGCAATGCGACCGTAATGTGTTTTGGCTCGTTGGTGGAGGAGATCCAGATGCGCTTATCAATTGCGATAGGATCATCCGCGAATCGGGGCTCGCAAACGTTCGTAATGGGGACAACCCACTGTTTAGCGGTGGGAACATCGGAAAGATCCTTGCAACGCTGCGCCTGCATGGGTACGAGGTGGAAGAGTGATTCGTCCAAATAAACGCATCCGGTTTGAAGAATACCGCTACGGCTTATATATCGTTTGCGGAGATCGCTGGTCAGAAGTGGAATTTATCCTGGAGCAAGCCGAGTTGTTAAAGCGACGCTTAAAGCTTGGCTGCAACCTTCTGCGCGAGGAAGACTTTGATAAGGCTACAGCCGTGCTTCGCTTCCACGGCTACGAAGTTACACTTCCGGCCAACTTGCCCCTCCCGCAAGACGACGGGCCGCACACCGAGTAGAAACCCCCAACGTATCCCCCGGCATGACGTCCCCGCCCCAACAACTCCAATCCCCAAGTTCTTCGTCGGTAGCAGAATCGGGAATCCCGCAACGAGGGCAGACAGGGACAGTTTCCCCGGTCGGCGTGAGTTTGCGGTGGCTGTAGCTGAGCCAGTGTAGTTGCTTATTGTGCTTGAAACTCCAGAGCATTCCTGCTGCTTGAGTAGGCACGAAGATCAACGGTTTTTTCTTTTGCGGCTTATTGGAATCGACCCACCCAATGAAGACAGCGCTTAGCGTAGCTCGAAAGTATGGCAGATCGCAGATGAAACGGTTCGCGCTTTGTTCGTTCTCGTACACTATGGGAAACTCTGCCATCACCACCATCCCCGGCTGCAAATCGTCCTTCTGCAAATCACACTTGAACCGTGCGTAGGTAATTCCCGACTTTGACAGCAGTTCCGCTTTCTCCGCTTTCACCGGACATGTGGGAGAGAGGCGGCAGGTTCGGCAGGGGTGAAGGTAGAGGCTCATTGGTTCGCCTTGATCCTCTCGACTATCGAAGTGAGCTCCGCTTCGCCCTTGCGCCCGTATACACCTGAGATAATGAATCGCATCTCGTCTTCATTCATGTGGGCGTGGCCGAGTTTCATCAAGCGCTCGTTCTCGATCCGCATCAGTCGCAGCAGTGGGAAGATGTTCATCTCTTGACCTTAGCCAATTCCTCAATCTCCGTAATCGTCGCATCGTCAACGCCGACGAGTTTCAACAGGCGTTTGTTTAATGGCCACCAAGTTTGATACCAGATAGCCGCTTGTGCCTGTCTCTGTTCCACAGGAACACCCTCGATCAGGTTGTTAATCAGCTTGAGGGCTTCCGTGATTAGGGCCAGAACTGCTATCGGGATCATGCCCTGTCTCCAAAGAACATGCCCATAAATTTTGGGTTGTCGTAGTCCTTGCACCAGTTGGTGATGCAGGCGTAGTACTTTCCGTCCTCGTCCTCAGCGTAGAGCAGGCACTTTGCAAGGTCTAGGGCATCAGGCCTATCGCTCCATCCGCTGCGCCTTGCGGCCTCAGCAAATTCCGGAATTGGCCGAAGTTTGGTAATCGGGCACGCTTTGTACGGAACAACAGTGGAGAACTGGAGCAGGCCACCTTCCCCTCCATATCCGGCAATCGGCACTTTGCATCGGTCGCATCGTGAGGTAGGCGTATCCATATCGCCCCCGGTGTCAACGCCGATGCTTCCTCCTACGCAGGACACAGGCCCACTTGACGCGCAAGGCTCACACAGGTTTTGCGTAAGCCCTTTTCTCACGACAACGTAGAATCTCATTTTGCAACTCCATTCGCTCGTTTTTTCAAAATTCCCTCTCGATATCCCGTCCGGTACGCCGTGACAAAAACGATCTTGTCGGCCATCCACAGCGCCGGCTTTTCCTTCGCACCCTTCGTCGCGTCTTCGACCCCCTGATTGTATGCGATTAAGATCCAGTTCGGTCGCGAATCGTCATGTTGGTATTTTGCGCCGGGATCGGCTGACTGAGCGACAGGGAACGGGTACGGCTTTGGTTTCAGTTTTCGCATAGGCTTCACAGATCCGGGATCTCCGCTTCAGCCGCCAGCACAGCGCCTTGCACCGCGTAGTCCCAGACGCCGCGCTTTTTCACGTACGCCCACCGACGCGCTGCGATCAGGTTCCTGTTCGAGAAGTGCTGAATTGCGTCAAGGATGTCTTGCTCGGTGAATTCGCAGACGCTTCCGTAATTTGCAGCACGCATCAAGATAGTCTGTACTGCAACAGCAGGAGACATCCCAGTAAAGTTGATTTTCTCTTCCATCTACAACTCCACAAACCGCTGAAACGGTTTCTCGAAATTCATGCTCACTCTTGCAGATCTCACTTCGGCAAATCCCCTACTTCGTATCCAGCTAATCTAAATGCGGCCATGACTACATGCACATGTTCAGCCATAATGTGATCGTGAGTAACTCGGGTAATCCCAAGTTCCCTGACAAGATTGCACGCCTTTTGAAACTCGGCAGTTATGAAAGTGTAAGGCGCTTCCGGCCAGCCGCTAAAGTTGTCTCTGTCGTATATCCGGTAAGCCACTGATGGGACTACCATCATCGGCTCGTGCCAGGTTTGCTTGATGAACCCGATTTTCATTTCACCTCAAACCCCGCAAGTCTTAACGCGGCAACAACAACGGGCAACTTTTCGGCAGGGAAGCCCGCGTAATTACACCCTGTCGACCAAATGGCGTTGATCGCGCGGTCCGTTTCCTCGTACGTCGCTTCAGGGCTTAGATTCACGGCGTTATATGCTTCCTGCCCGTCAGGGCGCACCAAACGCCTAAAACCGATTGTCATGCCTTCCACCCGCTGATCTCAAATCCTTGCAGCCTGAGCGCCGCGACGACAATAGGCATTTTGCTTTCAGGGATATCGACAATCCCGTTGCCGCAATCGACTATCGCCTGAAATGCACGGTATAGTTCGCTTGCGTCCCACGGCTTTGATTTCAAGAACGCGCTATATGTCGCCACGGATTCGGCATTAGAATACTTCGCAAACCCGATTGTCATGATTCGATTTTAACCTCGTAGCCCTGGAGGCGAAGCACGGCGGCGGCGAGCGTCAAGTGCCTATTGTGCAAAGTTGGAGAAGTGGGAGACTGTACGTTCCATGGGGAAACCAGTTCACATGCTTTCCTCCACTCCTCGTTGGCTCCGTAGTAGCTGCCGACCATACGCATATGGCTTGCCGAATGGGAAAGGTAGCGATTAAAAAGAATCCTCACAAACCCTCCCCCAGTTCAACCTCGATGCCTGCTCGCTCTCGTCCATTTCCCTGCACCGATTTTCAAACTTCGTGATGCTCGCCAGCCATGTCAGATTGATCGTGGCGTTTGGCCCGTTGCGATGCTTGGCGATGATGAGTTCCGCTTGCCCCTTTAGGTCGGATCTCTCTTTCTTGTAGACCTCTTCGCGAAACAAGAAGGCTACCAAATCAGCATCCTGCTCGATCTCTCCAGAGTCGCGCAAATCTGCCATCGTCGGCCTCTTGTTGTCTCGGTTCTCGACCGCTCTAGACAATTGCGACAATGCGATTACCGGGATCTCATACTCGCGCGCAAGCTGCTTCAAGCCCCTAGAGAAAGATCCAACTTCCTGCGTCCTGTTTGTCTCTCTCGCTGAGCTTCCGCGCATTAATTGCAAATAGTCAACTATCACCAAATCAGGTTTCGTTTGCCTGACTTGCTCGGTCAAGTATGCGACCGTAGCGCCACTCCTGTCATCGATCAACAAAGGCATTTCCGCAAGGTCCGCAGTTGCCTGCTGAAAAGCAATTCGCTCGGCTGCATTGAGGTAACCGTGGCGATACTTCATGCTGTCTACTCTCGAATGCGCACATGCCATGCGTTGAAGTAGCGCGTACGCCCCCATTTCCAGCGAGAAGAGAGACACCCGTTTTTCTGACTTCAAAACATTCTGAGCAATATTCAGAACTAGCGCAGTCTTGCCCATGGCTGGTCGAGCCGCGATCACTACTAATTCTCCAGGATGCAGCCCAAGAGTCGTCTGGTCATACACGGTGAATCCAGTCTGAAGCCCCTTTGGCCGCAGCGTCGGATTGTAAAACGCCGAGACTCCCCCTTCTGCCGCTTCCAGCACCTCAGAAACCGTGCGAAGCCCCTTCGATTTTAGTTTTTCTCGCCTGGCAGACTCCCTTGTTCTAGAAATCAATTCCCTGAGCTTCTCAGGCCCACCACCGCATCGGAACCAGTCAGAGGCATCAAACCCCTTGGACTCCACTGGCAGCTTCACCAAGAGGCTCTCTGCCGCAATTCCTGCCAATCCCTTGCACACCTGCTCAGCGTGTTTGTATCCTGCGTCGTCGTTGTCGGGAATTACAACAACCCGCTTGCCGCGTAATGTTTCACTGAAATCTTCGATCCATGGAGCGCTCGCACCACCCGCATTTGTCGTGGCAACAAAACCATGCGCGGCCAGCATGTCGCAGTCTTTTTCTCCTTCTGCGACTATAACTTCTTCAGCAGCAATCACTTCCGGTAGCCTGTAGAGAATCTGTCGCGGGTGCTTCTTCCAGATCCATTCCCCGGATTCATCGCGGTAGCGCTGTTTGAAGTCCTTCTTGCCGCCGTTACGCCCAGGCTCCACACGGCAAATCTCGTAGAGAGTTTGCGACTGCTCATCCTCGTAGCGGTAGATCGCCACTATCTCGCCGCGCTTCTCGGTTCCGTTAGCAGGCCGCGCCTTGATTTCCATCCCCACCAAATCGGCGATGCGTTTTGCGGCTTCCTGAAATGGCAGCGATTCCTGGCGCATGACAAACGAAACTACATCCCCATCCGCTCCGCAACCGAAACAGTGCCACCGATCCCGGTCTGGGCTGACTGTGAAACTCGGCGTGCTGTCTTCGTGAAACGGGCATTTCGCAACGAATCGCGGACCTGACTTTTTCAGATCAAGAAATTGGCGCAGGAACCGCTCTGCCGGCGCTGCCGCTTTAAGTGCCTGTATGTCAATCAAGGGGCTTTGGCTCCCTCAGAAATGCCAGCACGTCTTCGGCGGCGGGTTCCGTGCAGCCGTTATTCGCTTGAGGCGGGAAGTCCTTCCACATGCCGCCACGTTTTTTCTCGTTGCCCATCAGGAACGTTTTCGGAGAAGGAACCCACTTTCCGTCGTCTTTTACCCAGGCGACTGAACGCTTGTAGCGTTCCAACCCTTCCATTACCTCGTGACAGTTGCCGGGAGTGATCCGAGTTCCCCACAAACTGATCCATGCATGGCAAGCATCCTCGTAGTTCACTTGGTTCGGGTAGGCGTTCCAAAATTTCTCAAACTGCTTGTCTGGTTGTGGTAGTGGTTGTGGTAGTGGTTGTGGGGGTGCAGAATTAAGCACACCTTGAGTTGTGCTTGAGTTCTGCTTAAGCACAAGCCGCTTGCTGTGCTTAGCTTGTGCTCCAGCTCTGCCTCTTTCAGACAAAAGTTCCTTCTGCGACAGCAGATGTTCGACCACTTCCTCGGCTCGCCTGTTGTAGTAACGTCCCTCTTTTTTGTAGAACTTAGAGGAAACCTTCGGCCACGCTCGCTTGAACTCTCGTGGCTCACATGCCGCAATTTTTATCAACGATTTTTCGTCGGTTGGCAAGCTGCCTTGATCGCAAAACTGGTCCAAAAGGTCGCGGTAAAGTCCGCGTTCTTCGAGCGTCATCGAGAAGCGAGTTTCACTGAGAAGCCAGTCTTTTATGTACCACGGATAGGAATGGACGGTCATTTGGTCGCATCTCCAGCGTCAAAACGAGCCTCGCGGGAGGCGTAAACTGCTTCCTTGTATTGCTTCGTAAAGTGCTCGGGAAGCGTCCAAAAGCCACCGCAGGATGCATAAAACCGATGCTCATCTTGGTAGTACCTGCGGTAATGGCAGTCGACATCGAGGAGCACATCGTCGGAGACAATTTCCCCATCTGCCCACTTCCATAGACAGTCGTAAACCTTAAAGTCAGGAGGTCCAACCAGCAGTACGATAGGCTTGTCTAAATGCAGGCAAAGCCGCTCTGCCTTGCTCCGTTCCGATACTGTCAGCAGCGATGGTTTGACTTCGGCAATCATGCCAACCTGGGGAAGGTAGAAGTCTGGAAGGTACCGCATCCCATTAAATTCATAACCCTCTGGCTCGTACCAGAAGTCGATGCCAAGTTTATTGAAGAACACGGCCCATCTCGCCTCTAGTCGAGAGCGAAAATGGTACCCCTGGAACTTGGTTTCAATCGACCGAATCGACGTGTCTTGATTCATCTTTCACCTCTCATTCAGGTCTGCGGGTGGGACGGCTGGAATGAGCAACCGTCCCAGTAGGTTCCCGCTCGATCTTCGGGCGTTTGGG